CGCAGCCGCCGATCACGTCGGCAGCCGAAACCATTACAATTACGCTTCCCTTGCCGGCAGGACGGACGACCCCGGCCGACCTGGAGTTTAGCGGTTATATCAGCGGCTGGTCATGGTCCGTCACGCTCGAGGAAAAAATGACCGCGTCGATAACGATCAAGGTGGACGGCGTGACTGCCCCGGTCTGGACGGCGTCGGCATAATGCTGACCGCGGAACAAATTCTCAAGGCCGACGACTCGAGCCAGCGCGAAAAGGTCGACGTGCCCGAATGGGGCGGCCATGTGTACGTGCGCGTCCTGAGCGGCGCCGAGCGCGATCGATTCGAGCTGATCGTCCAGGACGGGGTCGCGAATAAGGCAACCGCGAATATCCGCGCTTCCCTTTGCGTGCGCGCGATATGCGATGCCGAGGGCAAGCGGATTTTCACGGACAACCAGGCGGCAAACCTGGCAACGAAATCCTCGGTTGCCCTCGATCGCGTTTTCGAGGTCGCGCAACGGTTGAACAAACTCAAGGACGAGGACATCGAGGATCTGCAAAAAAACTAATTGACCGGCCCGCGCGCCGGTTTTGGTTCATGCTCGCCGGGCACCTGGGGATGTCAGTCAAGCAGGCGCAGGCCTGCATTGATTCTCAAGAGTTCGCCGAATGGGTTGCATATCACTCGATCGAGCCGTTCAGCGTCGACAAGTGCGAATACCAGCTGGCCGTGATCGCTTCAATCCTGGCAAATGTGCATCGGAAAAAGGGTGCGCGGGAATACAAGCCGAAAGACTTCATACCCGAATACGGCAAGCGCCGCATCGAAAGCGCACACGATATCGAAATCAAACTGAGGGCCCTTTTTAATGGCAACAATTAGCAGGCTATCCGTATCGCTCACGGCCCGAACGTCAGGCCTGCAACGGGGCCTGAAATCCGCGCAGCGCAGCGTCAAGAACTTCACCGATCGGATTTTCAGCCTGAAATCCGCTATTGTCAGTGCCATCGGTGTCGGCAGTCTCGGCGCCCTGGCCAAATCGGCTGTGAGTGCGTTCCAGGTCCAGGAGCAGGCCGTTGCCAAACTGGACGCCTCGATATCGTCCATGGGGCGAACAACGAAGGATCTGGGGCTGAATATCAAGCGCCTGGCATCGCAGATTCAGAACGAGGGGATCATCGGCGATGAGGCACTGATCGAGGGCGCCAGTTTCCTGACGACTTACAAGGACATTACCGACGCCATGCTGCCGCGGACGATCCGCGTTATGGCCGACCTGGCGGCGAAGATGGGCGGCGACACGACCCGGGCGGCGAACCTGCTCGGCAAGGCTTCCATGGGGCTTGTCGGCTCACTGTCGATCGCCGGTATCAGTTTGAGCGATGCCACAAAGGAATCGAAAAACTTCAATGACATCCTGCGCGAGATAGAGGAACAGGTAGGCGGCACGAATCAGGCACTAGGAAGCACAGCGACGGGCGGTATCACGCAGTTTTCGAACGCCTGGGGCGACGTTCAGGAAAAGCTTGGCGGCATCATAGCGATCGGGATATCGCCATTCCTGCGCCAAATGGCGCAGGATCTTGGAGGCGTGGACGTGGACGTGAAAGTGCTCGGCGAGCGGTTCCGGCAGTGGATTGTCGATTCGGCCCGGGGCCTGGCCAGTCTGGCCGACGCATTTAACGGCATCAGGTTGGTGATCAAGGTTATTCAGCTCGGGTTCCAGGGCGCAGGCCTGGCTATAACTGGCATTGTCAGGCAGGTCGCGGACTTTCTCCGGATAATAAGTCGCGGGGCATTGGTCGATGAAACGACGGTCGGCGCGCTCGATATGGCATTTGAGGACCAGATGCAAAGCGTCAAAGGCCTGAAATCAGAGATATCGACGCTATTCAGCGATATCGAGTCCCGGAAATTGAGCACGGAAATCACTGCCAAGATCGATAATTTCGCCTTTGAGTCTGAGCTCACCCTGATGAAACAGCGCCTTGGATTGATGAATGGCCCCAATTTCGCGCCACCCGAGCCGAAGACCGACACCGGCCCGCAGACGGTTTCGGACCCCGAGTCGAAGGTCACGAACGGCATCCTGCGCGATATCCGGCGCGATTTGCAGATCAGGGGCGGCGGGTTTGCTTCGGCCGCGGTTGCGGGATGATCAAAGCCGAAAACACCCTCGACTCGGAGCGCCTGACGCGCGACTCCGACGGGTTCACGGCCGAACGCGGTTATATCATCAGCGGCCTGACCGGCGACGATCCTGCAAAACTCTACCAGGCGATGCAGACGCCAGGCCTGCCGCAGTACGGCGATCCGCACCCGGTCATTCCGGATATCGAAGTCACTCAGATCATTGTCGAGCCGTTGACGAGCGGATCGCAGGTCCGCGTCGATATCGTATACCGTAAGCCTGACGAGAGTGCCGCCGATGCTGCTGCCGATCAAAGTGGCCAGGTAACGCTGAATACATCCCTGGTCGGGGAGGAAGAATTTCGCGACGTAAACGGCGATCTGCTGACGGCAACCTATGTCGATAGCTTCGGGGTCCAGATCCGGTACTTTACTGCAAATGTAGAGCGGCCGCAGTTGCGGGTATCGTTCAAGCGAACCGAGCAGCAGATCCCGAAATCGGCGATCAATAATTACCTCGGCAAGGTCAATTCGGCGGAATGGTCCGGTTTCCCGCCCCGCACCTGGCTGTGTAGCAGCATCACCGCCGAAGAAAATGCAGAATCCTATGATGTCGAATATACGTTCGTTCACCGGGCCGAGACCTGGCGTATCGAAGTGCTGGCCGGCATCACCGAGGACCAGGCTTCACAGTTCCCGATCGACGTGGAGACCGGCAACGGCTATGCCGTTTACGAGGTCTACGAGCAGGCCAATTTCAATAATTTGGGGCTGATCTTTTGATTCCGAAAATTCGCAAGGGATCGATCATCACGGCGAAATACCTCAACGAGGGATTTGGCGAAGTCAATCGACTGGTGAAGGAGGCCGTAAGCCCGCCCAGGCAGGTGAACCCGCCTGCGCCTGCCGATGTTCAGAATGCCGATCCATCCGCCGAATCGCTCGGCACCTTCCAGGAGCAATCCCGGGAAACGAGCACCGTCCAGGTGTTCGATCAGGGCGGCACGAATTACGCGGAGATTGAGCGCATCGATGCCGTGTCATTCAAAAATGGCCGCGGCGAAGTAATCAAACTTGTCTTTGTGAACGAGTAAAAAAATGGCGACAAAATACTGGCTAGGCGTGGCTGACCCCGTTGCGCAAGTTGCGACGGTACAAATCACCGCCTTTGATGCCGCAACTACCTACCGGATATCGATCGGCGGCGTGATCGTGTCCGTGCCCGGCAATACCAATGCCAACACCACAGCGAGCGATTTGCAGGTCGCGCTCGAGGCCTCAACGCATCCGTACTTCACCGGAATCACGTTTACGGTCAATACCGATACCGTGACGATGACGGCGACAACCGCGGGCGCTCCTTTTACCGCAACCAGTTCGGTGACTGGCGGCACCGGCACGATCGGATCAGTAACGGCCGTTACTGCGTCAGCAGGACCGAACGACTGGAGCACGGCGGACAACTGGTCGGATGGGTCCGTCCCGGGATCGTCCGATACGGTATATTTCCGCGAGAGTTCGATCAATGTCTGCTGGGGCCTCGATCAGTCTGCGGTCGCAATCAATAACCTGTTTATCGAAAAGACGTATACAGGGAAAATCGGTTTGAATCGGGCGGCATTCGCAACGTCATCCGACGGCGATACGGTCGATACGTCAAAGCCCGAATACCGTGATACCTATTTACAGATCGATGTCGATACCGTCGAAATCGGCAAGCACGTCGGCGGTGGTACTGCGGTCGGCTCCGGCCGGATAAAAATCGACAATACCAACAGCGGCGCCTGCAATACCTTCGTTTTCGCCACGGCCAGCGTGGCGGCGGAAACCACTCTGGCGGCGGTGCGACTATTGTTTGCGAGCTCAACCGCAAATCTGAATGTGCGCGGCGGGAGTGTCGGGGTCGCTATCGACGAGCCGACCGAAACGAGCACCGTCCAGAACGTCAAGGTGAACGGCCGTAGTGCGGCGGTATTCCTGGGGGCCGGCGTCACGGTCACGAATTACTCAATTACCGACGGCAACGCCCTGGTCCAGGCCGCTGCCACGATCACGGCCGTCGACGTGGAAGGCGGCATTACCACGATCGAGGGCGATTTCACGATTACCGCGCTTACAATCGATGACGGCGTGTGCTACTGCAATAATATCAAGACTGCCGGAAACGCGATCAGCACCCTGAATGCAAACGGAGGGATCATGAGCGCGATCAAGTCGAGTGCGGCCCGCACCTGGGCGACCGTCAACCTCGGCATCGGCGCGACCCTGCAAGCCAATCCCGCGAACCTCACCATCACGACCCTGAACGAACCCTCGAACGTAGAATACAGCCTGACTACCAGCGCCTAAAATGTCGCCAATTGTCGAGGGACCATTCCAGGCCGTCACAAGCATTTTCAAACCGGCTGGCGGATTTATAGTAATACTGACGCCGCAAAACTTTGTCGACGCTACGAGGGTCCGCGTCGACAATGCCGATTATACCGTGGACTGGGGGGATGGGGTTCCCATTGGCTATACCGATGGCAACTCCGATCTGGTCGTGCCTTCGGGCGATATCATAGTTACATGTACCGACCCCTCCACGGTCGTCGGTTTCCGATTACAGACCGACACAATTACAGAAGCGGAGATTACTGGCGATCTGTACGTCATTAACAATCTGTTTCTAAACAAAACAAAAATCACATCATTCACGATAGAAAAGCCCGAGGTAGTGACAACTGCTTCGAACGCGTGGCGAGGGTGTACCGGGTTAACGAGTTTCCCCGCGATCGACTTATCCTCATGCACTCAATTTGATAGCGCCTGGCTGGGGTGCACAGGGCTGACGAGTTTTCCGTCAGGCATTGATCTTTCGGGAGGTACGAATTTCACAGGTGCGTGGAATGGTTGCACATCCCTGACCAGTTTCCCCGCGCTCGACTTATCGAGCGGCACATCATTCGTTCAAACCTGGACCGGCTGTACTAGCATGGTATCGTTCGGGGCAAGTGATTTATCTGCGGGCGGTTCTTTCTTCAATGCCTGGCAGGGTTGCACATCCCTGACCAGTTTCCCTGCGCTCGACTTATCGAGCGGAACAACCTTCACGACGGCCTGGAATGGTTGCACAAGCCTTGTGACGTTTGGCGCTTGCGATTTGTCGGGCGCCACCACGATCCAGGGGGCATGGCAAAACGATTCCGCCATGACGACCTACAATGCATCGACGTTCAGCAGTTCGCTTGTAACGCTGACCGACGCATGGCGCAACTGTTCCGGCCTGACGAGCTTCCCGGTAATATCCGTCGGGAGTGCCACGGCACTGTCTAGTACCTGGCGGGGGTGTTCCGGCCTGACGAGCTTCTCGGCGATCACCGGGACCAGTAGCGTTACCTCATTCCCCGATACCTGGAACGGTTGCAGCAGCCTGACCAGTTTCCCAAGCATCGATACCTCGGGCGGTATTACGTTTAGTAATACATGGAGTGGGTGCAGTAGCCTGACCAGTTTCCCGGCGCTCGACACATCGGCCGGCGAGAACTTCAATAGCGCCTGGAATGGTTGCAGCAGCTTGACCAGCTTCCCGTCTATCGATACCTCGGCAGGGACGACATTGGTTTCGGCGTGGCGGGGTTGCAGCTCTTTAACATCTTTCCCCGCCCTGGATACTTCTTCGTGTGCGTCCTTCACGTCGGCATGGAATGGGTGCAGCGGGCTGACCAGCTTCCCAAGCATCGATACCTCGGCAGGAACCATTTTTACATCCGCGTGGGAAGATTGCTCAGGTTTGACTGGAACATTCCCGGGCCTCGATTTGTCAGGGGCGACCACGCTTGCGAATGCTTTTGATAACTGCGGTTTTTCAGGTTTTACCCCGACCGACTTTTCGAGCTGTA